GTTTGGCAAGTAATTCATCAGTTCAAACAATGTTCCGTAGGAATTCAACTTATGATGAGAAGATTACTTCTAAGTGGAGAAAAGAGAAAGCAGTTTCTCTTCCTATCGGTAACTATACTAAGTTTTTTGCTCTTTCCACTAATGAAATGAATAAGGAAGTTGATTTTGAGGTGGATGATAATGCAACTAAAGCACAGATTAGAAGTGCGTTTAAAAAGTCGTTAAATAAATCGAAGTTTAATCGCAAAATTCTTTCTGAATTTGTGGAGTTAGTAGCATGAAAGAGAAAAAGGAACCAAAGGTCAAACTAAGCTTTGAGAGTTGTTACAATTATGACAAACTTAAGAAAGAAGGACTTATAATAGAAGAGGAAGAAGAACCAACTCAACATCCCATTTGTGATATATGAACATTTTTGTTACTGATCCATCACCCTATGTGTCTGCTCAATGTTTACCTGATAAGCATGTAGTCAAGATGCCATTAGAAACATGCCAGATGCTTTCTATTGTTTGTTCTGACAAGTGGGGTCATGGGTATGGACAGTTGCATAAAAAAGATGGTAGTATATACAGCACTGATAAAGGTGCTTTTCGTAATCATCCTTGTACAGTATGGGCAAATGAGACCCTTATTAATACTTGGTGGTTAATTACTCATGGTATGGCATTATGCAAAGAGTATACCCATCGGTATGGTAAGGTTCATAGTTGCGAGAAAACTATACTAGAAGCAGGAAGTATTATTCCCCTTCACAAACCAACAACACCAAAATCATTTACTAGAGCGATGCCTGATGAGTTTAAGCATGACACAAGCATTGACACTTTTACTGCTTACAAAAATTACCTTAGGAGCAAACCTTGGGCTGCATCTAATTATTTACGTGACCCATCCAGACAACCAGTTTGGATAGTGTCCACTCCTGATACCACTGAGTGACATTTACCCTTATAATAAGAGTATCAAAACAAATTACATTATGTTCGTTGCTGACCCTAACATGACTGAGGACAAGATCGTCAACGATTTGAAGAACCTTTTTGGAAAAGAGTTCACTTTTGCTGACGTTAAAGGATATTGTAGATCTAATAAAGTTTCTGAATCAACTGTGATGAAACGAATCGGTAAGTTTCGTGTTGGTAAAGGAAGATACAATCTAGAACTCAAGGTTAAGAAAGAAGTAGTAAAGCAGATTGAGAAAGCATATGATGCTCCTGCTGCAGTACAGTTAGTACCAGAGAAAGATGATAAGTTTGTACCTTTTGGTAATTTTCCTATGCTTAAGAGAATTATCAAGTCTGGTATCTTCTATCCATCATTCATCACTGGACTCTCTGGTAATGGTAAGACCTTTGGTGTAGAACAAGCATGTGCTCAGTTAAATAGAGAACTAGTACGTGTAAACATTACAGTTGAGACAGATGAAGACGACTTGGTTGGTGGCTTTCGCCTTGTTAATGGTGACACTGTATGGCATAATGGACCAGTTATCGAAGCATTGGAAAGGGGAGCTATCCTCCTTCTAGATGAAATCGATCTAGCATCCAATAAGATATTGTGTCTACAATCCATTCTTGAAGGTAAGGGAGTTTATCTTAAGAAGATTGGTAGGGTAGTAAAACCTGCTGCTGGTTTTAATGTTATTGCAACTGCAAATACAAAGGGTAAAGGATCCGAGGACGGTAGGTTCATTGGTACTAATGTACTTAATGAAGCATTCCTTGAAAGATTTGCTTTGACCTTTGAGCAAGAGTATCCTAACTCTAAGACAGAAACTAATATTCTTAACAAGTTGTGTTCTGATGCTAAGTTCTGTGCTCGTCTTGCTGACTGGGCAGACATCATTAGAAAGACATTCTATGATGGTGGTATTGATGAGATCATCAGTACTCGTAGATTGGTTCACATCATTCAGGCTTACAAGATCTTTGGTGATAAGGTAAAGGCAATTCAACTCTGCTTAAATCGTTTTGATGATGAGACTAAGCAAGCATTCTTGGATCTTTATGACAAAGTTGACAATGATGTTGACATTACACAGGAGGAGGTGTTATGATATGTTCCTGGAGTCTCGCTTATGATGTATTAAATGGAACACTTGACGAAAATTTTCCTCCTATGAACAGTTTTTCTACTGCAGAAGAAGGGGCAGAATGGGTTAAAAAGAATGGGGGGTATGAATATACCTCTATTCAAGATCCAGACCCAAATGACCACAATGATCCAAGGAATTATCCTCCTTATGTTTACGAATCACCTGATGGTGGTAAGACTGTAACTAGGAGGAAAGCAGGTTCTTTAGATAAAGAGGTTATTCATGGTGATTATTATACCTCTAGTGAGGTAACTGAAGTCAACAATGATTCAGAATTCAATGATTTTATGAACTCTAAGAAACCAGAACCTAATCTAAAGTATAATCCTCGTAAGTATGAGGAAGATAAGTCTATTGAGGCACTTAAGAATTATGTTTCTTCAACATACTCTGGACATTATACTTCGGATCAGAACAATACACAGACATTGGATTTGATTCAGTCTGTGGGTGATGCAGAATCTTTCTGCCGTTCTAATGCTATTAAGTATCTTGCACGGTATGATAAGAAGGGACAAGCGAAACAAGATATATTAAAAGCAATGCACTATTGCTTACTGTTGTATTACTTCAGTGGCCAAACTAATGAAACTCCGACCCGTGGTTATGAAACTTTCTGATTCAACTTTGACATTGCTGAAGAACTTCAGCAACATTAATCAGTCCATCTTATTCAAGCAAGGTAAGTCTCTTCGTACTATTTCAGTTATGAAGAATATCCTTGCCGAGGCTACTATCAATGAAGAGTTACCAAAAGATTTTGGTATCTATGATTTGAATCAGTTTCTGAATGGACTGTCTTTACATAATAATCCTGATTTGGATTTTGAGAATGATAACTTTGTTGTCATCAAAGAAGGAAGATCTCGTTCAAAGTATTTCTTTGCAGATCCAAATGTAATTGTTTGTCCTCCAGAGAAGTCAATTGAACTTCCTACTGAGGATGTATCTTTTGAATTAAAGACTGAGCAATTAGACAAATTGCTTAAGGCAGCAGGTATCTATCAACTTCCTGACTTAGCAGTTATTGGTGAGAATGGTGTTGTTAAACTTGTCGTTCGTGACAAGAAGAATGATACTTCTAATGACTATGCGGTTGTTGTAGGAGAAACTGAAGGTAACTTTGTTTTCAACTTTAAGGTTGAGAATATTAAACTGATTCCTGGTTCTTATGATGTAGTAGTTTCACAAAAACTTCTATCGAAGTTTACATGTCGTGAGCATGATTTAACTTACTACATTGCCCTAGAACCAGATTCTACTTATGAAGAGTGATTTCCTATGGGTAGAGAAGTACCGCCCTAAGACGGTTCAAGATTGTATTCTTCCAGATAGTATTAAGAATACGTTTCAGGAGTTTGTGGGGAAAGGAGAGATACCAAATCTTCTTCTTTCTGGGCCTGCTGGTTGTGGTAAGACAACTATTGCACGTGCTTTATGTGAACAGTTAGGTGCAGATTACATTGTCATCAATGGATCTGATGAGGGTAGGTTCTTAGACACAGTAAGGAATCAGGCAAAGAACTTTGCTTCTACTGTCTCCCTTGCTGCAACTGGGACTCACAAAGTCATCATTATAGATGAGGCAGACAACACCACTCATGACGTTCAACTCTTACTTAGGGCCAATATTGAGGCGTTCTACAATAACTGTAGGTTCATATTTACCTGCAACTATAAGAACAAAATCATTGAACCCTTACATTCCAGGTGTGCCGTCATTGAGTTTTCTATCACAGGAAAACAGAAACCAGCAATTGCTGCTGCTTTCTTCAACCGACTTAACTCCATCTTAGACAGTGAACGGATTGATGCTGATAAGAAAGTCTTAGCAGAACTCATCAATAAACACTTTCCAGATTGGAGAAGAGTTCTCAATGAGTGCCAACGTTATTCAAGCAGTGGCACAATTGATACATCAATTTTAGCAGAGTTTAGTGATGTCAAAACATCGGAACTTATCAAGAAACTTAAGGAGAAGAACTTCACTGACGTTCGTAAATGGGTTGTTAGTAACCTTGACAACGATCCTAGTGTTATCTTACGCCGTGTCTACGAGTCTCTCACTGACGCAGTGGTCCCTCCTAGTATCCCTGCTGCTGTTCTTATCATTGCCAAGTACCAGTATCAGATTGCTTTCGTTGCTGACCAAGAAATTAACCTCTTGGCTGCACTCACTGAAATCATGTGTGAGTGTGAATTTAAATGATAAGATTATTCAATCACAAAAATCCACAAGATCCAGATTACATACCTTCTGGTCCAGAATACTACAAAAAAGGAAGTTTCCATAATAGACTGGGAATGACTATAATGTGGCTTTTCTATGGTATAGTTATTGTGCAGGTATTACATGCAATGACAGTAATGCCATTCTTTCCTATAACTTTTACAATCTTATTAGGATTATTTTTTATTTACTATGTCGCTTGGAGGGCAACTTAAAATGACTTCACCAATTCCAGATTGGATAGACCCCTATCAGAAGATACAAAAACAAAGAAATCAAGTGAAGAGTAGATTTTACTATCTCTTTTGGGGTGCTGCTACTGTATCTGTATTTGCAGGACAGTTGTATGTTGGTTCAGGATATAGAATGTTTGCTCGTTCATTAAACAGAATATTTGATACTATTGAAATAGAAGTGGGTGGAGGTTATGGGAGAGATCCTATGGTCATCAAGAATACAGAATATGGATATGGACTTAACGAACCACCTCTTCATAGATTTTAATGTTACTGAGTGAATCAGATGCTATCTATGCTGCTGATAGGTTCATCAATTACTATTCTAACTTCAATCGTATTGATGATTATCTAAGGCATGTAAAGGGTGACAGGATGGATAATCGTTCTGGATCACTTTTTGGTGCTGATACTGAGTTCTTTGATGCATTTGATATGCATCCTAATAAGATGGAGTTTGAGATTCATGTAGTTGATACAGATCCCAAGACCACATCAAGGTATAATCAATGGTTGTATTCTGAGACACTTAATTTAACAGCATCTAATCCTGTAGAGGAAGCAATACCAGGACGTACACATAAGTGGATAGTAGAAGAAGTTAATACTAAAAAGATAGTTGGGGTTGTTAGGTTTGGTTCCCCTACGATCAATAGCAAACCTCGTAATAATTACTTTGATAGGGTAGTTCCTCTCAAAGAAATTAATCCTTATTTTGTTATGGGTTTTAACATTGTTCCTACTCAGCCTTTTGGATTCAATTATCTTGGTGGTAAGTTGCTTGCTCTTTTGGCATCATCTTGTGAACTAAAAAGTCAGTTTGATCATAAGTATAAAACTGATCTCAAGTATTTTGAAACTACGTCGTTATATGGTACGACCAAGGGAATGTCCATGTATGATGGATTGAAACCCTTCCTGAGGCATATAGGGGACACTGAGAGTAAGTTTCTTCCACTATTCCATGATGATGAATTCCGTGAATTCTTTAAATGGTTTAATGTTAGAAATAATAATGAACGTCTTATTTCTGCAGATAAGTCTTCTAAGAAGATTAAGATACAGAGTAAGATGATATCTATCATTAAAAACTCTCTTAAAGATAAGAAGAAGTTGGAAGAGTTTAATGCTTGTATTAAACATGCAATGTCTCTTACTGAGAAGAAAAGATATTATCTTGGAGATTTTAGACACACTGCTCAACAAGCAATTGATTGGTGGAAGAAGAAAGCATCTAAGAGGTATGATAAATTAACTCGTGAGGGTAGAGTTAGAACTGAATTAGAAGTATGGAAACCAGATGCTAATTTGGAGATTATTCGATGAACCAACGTGAAAAACTAAACAAGTTTCGTGGTAGAAATGACCATGAAGATATCATCTTCTATTCATTTAAGAAGAGTGATATTGAGCACATCAATACTCATGAACTACACAGACTTGAACACAGTATTAAATCTATTAGGGAGTTTAACAATGAAATACCTGTTTATCTTTTTTGCGACGACACTTCTATTATTCCCCTTTATTTCGCTCTTGAGTACTCAGTAAGAGTTGAACCATTCCAAGAAGGTTTTGATCATAACATGCTTAATGCATGGTCAATTCATAGATGGTATAACTTAAAGTATTTTGAACAAGAAGCTAATATACTATACGTAGATTCAGATACTATCTTTAATTATGATCCCAAGTATCTTTTTGATACGTATTGTATTGATGATGTTTATGGTAGAGAGGAGTTTGGATTTAGAAATGATCCTAAGGTTAGTGGTGGCAAAAGGATAAGAGACCAGTTGGATTTAGTTGATGTTTGCATTTATGAACTAGGTGGTAAGGTAGAGATTTATAAGTATTGTCTTGGTGTAGTTCTGTTGAATAATGTTCATCATAAGATAGTGGAGTCATTAGATGACCTATCAGAGTTGATGGAGAAGTTTAAGAAGAACCAAGTCTTGATGCCTCTTCCCAATAGAAGGATAGTTGATGAGTATGCAGTGTGGATTATATTCAGTCGTCTTGAGTTAACAAATGGGTTGTTTGGTATACAGGATGTCACTCAAGGTTACTTAGAGCACAAGCACCAAGAAACATTTAATCCAGTAGTACTACATTACACAACATTGAATGAGCAACAGTTTGCACGTTCTGATCCAAAGTATTCTAATCTTTTAAGAGATCATGTTGCATTGGGTAAGGACATTGATCCTTATCATGAGTATGCAGATACTCAACACATTCCTCAAGAGTATCTTGAGTTGGTTGCTGAAGAACCTAAAAATGAAATGTCACATCAAGAAATGATTGACGCTGGTTACGAAATGTCTGGAGAAGGTATTTGGTTGCCACCACAAGATAGTGAACTTGATTTTGTTTATTACGATGACTAGAGCATGGAGGGTATGGAAGTATGCACTGGGTAGTTTCTCTGATGAAAAGACTAGACGATACGACAATTACATTGTTCTGGTACGTTC